CAATTCATAAAATCGCATTCACGGAAAAGATTATTGGAACGAAAAAACCAAAATTGTTGAAATCGGAATTGAAACCGATGAAAGAACAATTGAAAATGTTGAATTACTTACTTTCAAAAAAATAACCATGGAAATTTGTAAAAAACACCAAATCACAAAATGTTCATTCAAACGAAAAGATGGAACATTTCGCCATGTTTGCGGAAAATGCGCATGTGAAAAAAAACCGTTTGCAATCAAAAAACCAATTCAAATTGGTGATAATTGTTCAAAAAACATGGTTTTTGTTCGTCAAATAAAGGATATTGAAACATTGTTGTTTGTTCTGGATGTTGATAAATCAATTTTTTGGATTCACCGACCATTTCCATGCGCGGTGATTAAACATCAATCATTGATGGTTTTATACAACGGAATCAAATTTGGTTCATTTTGGATTATTAAAAAACAAGCGATTTAAACATGAAAAAAACATTAATCTTTACAATCGTATCGCTTTCAATGATAAAATGCACACAACCGCATCAAATCAAAGAAAAAAGGCAATCATTTGTGTTTGGTAAACATGTTGATTTGAATTTAACAGATTTGCCAACCAAAAAAAGACTATTTTACGAACAATTAGAACAATCAAAATGAAAAATTATTTATTTAAAGCAAAAACAATTGACAATCCAAAATGGGTTCATGGTTCATTGGTTAAATTGAACGATGGAAATTATTGCATTTATGAATTCGGAAAAACAGAGTTGTATGCACCAATAATTGATTCAAAAAGTATTTGCCAATTCACGGGAATGGTGGATAAAAACGGAACAAACATTTTTGATGGTGATATGGTTAAATCGGATAAAATGTTTTATTCAACGCATTTTGCAGTTGTTCAATGGTTGGGCAAAAGATGTGGTTTTTTTTATGTTGCGGATGCGGTCGGAACGGATATAATAAATAGAAATCCATTCAAATCCGCTTACAAAATGAATTCTTTAAAAGTGGAAATAATTGGAAATATAAACGATAATTTAAACGAAACAAAATGACAAGGGAACAAGATATTCAACAACATTTAAAAGACCGTTTGCAACATGCAAAAGATATGGAACAAAAACGCGTTGATGAAATTGAAAAATTTAATAAAAAAACTATGAAAACACCAAAATTTTTTGAATTTGAAACAATAGATGAACTATTAAAAGATAAATTCTTTTTAACATCGTTACATGCGCAAATCACGCAAATGCGAATTGAAATCGAATCACGCCCCGAATTAGCACCAGAAAAACGATACAAATCAAATTGGGCATCACGAATGATGAATGAAAACAGATTAACCGCGGATTTCTTTTTGGAAAACATTGGTGCGATTTGGTCGAATTCGTCAAAATTAAGCCGTGAACAACGTGAAATCATCAAAGTTGTTTGTTTGAATGCACACAACACCGCAATCACGCAACACAATCAAAAGTTCATTGAAGCGTTGAACAAACCAAAAAAGGAATCCAAACCAAAAAAATCAAAATCAAATGTTGCATAAAACACCATCCAAAATTGACATTGCACAAATCATTTGCAAATTAACCAACGGGGAAAAATTAATTGGATTCACACCAGAATTTGAAACCGATTTAATCCGCGGGGTGATGGTTGAACGTTGTGTTGATTTGGATGAATTTGTGCATCAATTGCGCCGTTCTGGAATCGGAATATTAAATTTTGAAACCATTGGTGATTTTCACCGAATTTTATTGTTGCCGTATTCACACGAAAATTAATATATTTGTGTTGATGTTTAGGTTTGAACGTTGGCGGGATTCTATTTTTTTGTTTCTGCCATGAAAAGTGCGATGTTTCACCCGCCAACGTTTTTTTTCACTTTAACAAATCAAAAAATGAAAAATAAAAAATTAAAAATGTTCATTGGTTTCATATTGTTGCCAATTTTTGTTTCGGTTTATTTCGTTGACCGCGCAATACTTGTTTTTTTGCCCCATTTAGATGGATTCAACATCAAAAAATGGTTTCGAAATACCAAATCAATGGGAATGTCAACAATAAGAGTTACCGCCATCACAATCATTTATTTCATGTATTTATTATTGACATACCGAATAAATGGATGATGCGTTTGAAATAGATGATTCTTTTCAACGCGTTGTTTCGTGTGATTTTGATTCATGCATCATTGGAACATGCAAAAGTTCGGGAAAAGTAATCTATTCATCAAAAAAATGCATCAAACAGATTCAAAAGATAAATCACTTTTCACAATGGGATGCAACCGATTTTTTCACATCATCATTTTTAAATTGTAACTTTGGAATAAACACACCTATTTGGTGCATTGACCATGAATAACAACATCAATTATGACAACATTTCATTTTGACGTATTATACAAAAGAAACGAATATGCATATTTCGTTTTGTTGCCAACAATATTGTTTGCCATTGATAACGAAATGGAAACAACAACATTTTCATTTTCGTTTTTGATTTTTGGATTTGAAATTATAAAAACACATGAAAAATGAAAACAGTTCATCCAAACAAACAAGCCATAAACGATAAGGGGGAAATTCGAAAAGATTTAATCACCAAAAAAATCAAACAGAACGATAATAAAAAGATTTTTTTAGAAGCGTTGGAATTTCATTTGGGAAACATCACAAGTACATGCAATCAATTGGGATTTTCACGCACCCAATTTTATCAATGGATGGACAATGATGCGGATTTCAAAAAGCAAGTTGATGAAATCGGTGAAATCGCATTGGATTTTGTAGAATCAAAACTATTTCAAAAAATTGATGGTATTCATTCAAAAACGGATGATGGCATTGTTTACAAAAAAGAACCCGACACAACCGCAATCATTTTTTATTTAAAAACAAAAGGTCGCAAACGTGGGTACATTGAACGAACCGAAATTGATTTGAATGATAAACGCCCCGACTTATCCGAACTTTCAACAATAGAAATTCAAAAATTATTGGCGGAAAATGGCGAATAATTCAGTTAAAAAAGAACATTTAGTTCAAATACTGAAATTTGAATTGGCGAAACGTGTGTTTTGGGAATTCTGTTTGCATTATGATAGGGAATTTTTTGAATCACGCCCGTTTTTAAAAGAAATCGCGGATGGATTGCAAGAAATCGCGGATGGAAAAATTAAATCATTATCCGCATCATTACCGCCCCGCGCGGGAAAATCTTATATTACTTCATTATTTTGCGGTTGGATGATAGGAAACAACCCAACCGAATCAATCATGCGCAACACATGCACCGCAACATTGTATTTGAAATTTTCGTATGATGTTCGGCAAATCGTAAAATCCGAAAAATTCAATGATATTTTCCCCCGTGTTCGTTTATCCGATGATAAGGCAAATTTGCAAGGTTGGAACACAAACCAATCAAAACAAGTTGGGTACTTTGGCGCGGGTGTTGGCGGAACAATTATTGGTTTTGGTGCATCAAAAGTTGCAATTACAGATGATTTGTACCGCGGAATTGAAGATGCGTTAAGTGACACGGTAAATGATAGAATACACCAATGGAAAGAATCAACGCATGATTCACGTTTCGAAACGGGATGTGCGCGGGTTGACATTGGAACGCGTTGGTCAATCAACGATGTGATTGGGCGAAACATGGAACAAAACGTTTATGAAAAATCAATCATGGTTTCCGCCATGGATGAAAATGATGAAACATTTTGTACCGCGGTAATGTCAACGGATGAATATATTGAAAAGCGTAAACGAACCGCCAATGAAATTTGGTTGGCGGAATACCAACAACAACCCGTTGATTCAAAAGGGCGTTTATTTTCAGATTTGCGCTACATGGAAAAGGATGAATTTGATGAATTCATTCGATTAAATACAAAAGCGGATGGAACATCACCCATTGATGGTTGTATGGCTTATATTGATGTAAGCGACCAAGGGGCGGACTATACGTCAATGGCGGTTTGTGCATTGATAAAAAACCAATTGTTTTTGGTTGATTACGTTTTCACCCGCGCGAATACCGATGTTTCCATTCCTTTATGCGCGGGAATGTTGAACAAATGGGGCGCAAAATACGTTCGTGTTGAATCCAATTCAATGGGGGCGATGTTTTCCCGACAATTGCAATTGCACACCAAAACAAAGGTTTTGCAAGTCAACAACACAACAAACAAAATAACCCGTATCATCATGAATTCGGCATTCATCCAAAATTCAATGATGTTTATTAAAACGGGAACAAATGAATGTGAACAATTTATTCAAAATGTTTTATCATTTAGCAAAGAGGGTAAAAACAAAAATGATGATGCACCAGATTGTTTGGCGGGATTGGCAATTTTTGTTCAATCAATGTTCAAAATATAATGTAAATTTGTAAAAAACAACAACATGGAATTAAATTTTTGGGAATCATTTTTTGGTGTAAAGGATAACGATGATAATGGAAATCGTTTCATCAATCGTTTCAATCAACTATTACCAACAATGAACCAATTTTGGGGCGTTAAACGCGCAATTTGGATTGATACCAATAACGCATGGGAATTATTTTTAACTATTCCAGAATTAAGGGCGGTTATTGATAAACGCGCATCAATGATGGCATCAAATGTTCCCAAATTGTATGATAAAAACGGAATTGAAATCACTAAACATTGGTTTTTGGATATGGTTGCAAAACCAAATTCAATGCAATCATGGAGTGATGTTGTTTATTCATTATCCGTGAATGATGCATTATATTCAAATTCCTTTGGTTATTGCCCAAAACGTTCATTTGATTCAAGAAATTTATTTGTTCCATTACCATCAAATAAAGTTCAAATTAATTCAAGCGGTAAAACATTGAAACAAATGGATATTGATGGATTAATCAATGATTATAAATTTCAATATGATGATAATTCGATTGAAACAATTGAAGTTGGTGACATGGTGTATTTGGCAACAACCGATGGAATGAACATCATCAAACCAACATCGCGAATTTCAGCATTAAAATTTCCATTATCCAACATAAAAGCATCATACAACAAAAGGAATGTATTATTGGAAAATATCGGTTCAATCGGTATTTTATCCGCCCAAAAATCGGATATCGGGGGCGCGATTCCAATGGATGCGGATGAAAAAAAGGAAATACAAAAAGATTGGTATAATCGTTCAAAAGACGAAATTATCATAACGGAATCAAACGTTCAATGGCAACCAATGAGTTTTCCAACAAAAGATTTGCTATTATTTGAGGAATTAGACGCGGATAAGGTCGCAATAATTGATGCGTATGGATTGAATTACGACATTTTTTCATCTGTTAAAGGTTCGACATTCGCCAATGTTCAAAATGCGATTCGTATGTGTTACACGGATACAATCATTCCCGAAACGCAACAAATGTATAACACAATGGCGCATCAATTGGGATTGTCAAAAGAGGGAATCACAATCAAAGCGGATTTCTCACATTTGCCCGTTTTGCAAGATGATGAGGAAAAAAAGGCAAACGTATTGAACACCCGCGCGGATGC